GGTAACCCTAACTTCTATAAGGGGATGCCAGCGTTAAACCCTAAGGGTCGAGAGAAGGGAAGTGTCAATAAGTACACCAAGCTCTCAAGAGAACTCATGTCCAACAAAGGACCTGAGATAGTTCAGAAGGTTATAGATATGGCCCTTGAGGGCGATAGACACGCACTTAAGATGTGCATGGACAGGATACTTCCGACCACTAAAGCAGTTGAGATTACACATGACCACAGTGACTTAGGTATTAATATCATTGTTGAGGGTGTCAAAGCTTTGGAGAAGAAGGAAGCCAAGGAATTTAAGACCATCGAAGCTGAGTATACTGAGGACTAATGGCAGACCTCAAAGTAACACTCCACGATGCACAGATGGAAATATTCACCTGTGACAAACGATTTAGAGTAGCCTCCTGTGGCAGACGCTTTGGTAAAACCTACCTCGCAGCATGGGAATTGTTAATTAAGGGACTTCAGAGCACTAGTAAGGACGTTTTTTACGTAGCACCTACATTCCAACAAGCTAAAGACATCATTTGGGCAACACTGAAGGACGTAGGTAAGGATGTCATTAAGTCTGCACACGAGAATACTGCGACACTTACGCTTATCAATGATCGAAAGATTTACCTTAAGGGTTCCGATAGGCCAGATACTCTTCGTGGCGTGGGTCTTGCACATGTTGTTATGGATGAGTACGCATCTATGAAGCCAGAGGTCTGGGAGATGATCCTAAGACCTACATTGGCAGACGTTAAAGGTAGTGCTCTCTTTATTGGCACACCAGCAGGTAAGAACCACTTCTATCAGTTATGGGTGGACGCACAGAAGGAAGAGAACAAAGAGGACTGGGCAGCATTTCAGTTTAACTCTACGGACAACACCTTCTTAGACCCACTTGAGGTTGACGCAGCTAAACGTAACATGTCTACTCAGGCATTCCGACAGGAGTTTGAGGCCACCTTTGAGTCCTTTAGTGGAGGTGTCTTCAAGGAAGAATGGATGAGGTATGTTGAGGACGATGAGTTTGATGATAACAAATCTAAAGACCACGGTCATTATGTTATCTCAGTTGATCCCGCAGGTTATGAAAAAGCTGAGAAAGATCGTGGACTCAAGTCCTCTAAGCTCGATGAAACTGCCATTTCAATTGTAAAGATAGTCAATGACGAGTGGCATGTAAAGGACATACTCCACGGAAGATGGGGTATTAAGGAAACAGCTGAGAAGATTCTAGACGCAGCGGAGGACGTTAAGGCCACCACAGTAGGTATAGAGGCGGGAGCGTTAAAGAACGCAGTAATGCCCTACATAGAGGACGAGATGCGTAGTAGAAGTAGATGGATTAACATCACGGACGTTACACATGGTGGTAAGAAGAAGCAAGACAGGATTGTATGGGCACTTCAGGGACGCTTAGAGCATGGTAAGATGAAGTTCCGTAAAGGTGCGGACTGGAGTGCTTTTATAGGTCAAATGCTTGATTTCCCTAGCTCCTTAGCACATGACGATCTACTTGACTCTCTGGCCTACGTAGATCAAGTTTCAGTGGCTGATTTTGCAGCTAGTATAGACTTAGAAGAATATGAACCTTACGACTTAGTATCAGGATATTAATGTATGTCAAATGATGACTTAGCTTATAACGACCCTCAGGCAGCACTTAGCGCATGGGTTATTGATAAGGTTACACAATGGGAAGATCATCGTAACACTAACTATGGCAGTAAGTGGGACGAGTACTATCGCATATGGCGTGGTATCTGGGCCGCTGGGGACAAGCAACGTGACTCTGAGAACTCAAGGCTAATTGCCCCAGCGACACAACAGGCCGTAGAGTCCACCGTAGCGGAGCTTGAGGAGGCTGTCTTTGGTGGTGGTAAGTGGTTTGACCTTAAGGATGACGTAGCGGATCAAGACCGTACGGACGTTAAGGTAATTAAGGTTAATCTACAGGAGGACTTAGAACGTGCCAAGGTTAAGGACGCAGTGGTTGAGTGTCTCCTGAATGCAGCTATATACGGCACAGGTGTTGGTAAGATAAGTGTCGATGAGGAAGTCAAACGTACACTTAAGGAGTCACCAATACCCGATACACTTACGACACAGACTGTTGTGTATGAGGAAGACACTACAACGGTTCGTGTGTCTGCACTAACACCACAAGAGTTCGCTATTGACCCCACAGCGACCACTATAGATGAGGCCTTAGGTGTCGCACAGACAGTCATTAAGCCTAAGTACGAGATTATGGAGGGCATACGTGACGGTATCTACAAGGACAAACCTCTAGGTGGTTACGCAGAAGTGGAC